TTTGAAGTATATCAGAGATACTTAGATATGGAAGCTAAGATTTCTGCATTTGAGTCACCTGATTTGTCTGTTATAGAAAAAGATTTAGCAGTTATAAATGAGCATATGTCTACAGTAAATACACATATGGAATTTGTAAGTAAAGAAATTGATTTGTTTAAAGAAGAATTAGACTTGATTAAATCTAATGTTGATGAACAAATATCATATGTTAAAGAAGTAAAGAAAGATGTTAGAGAAGATATGCGACACCTTGAAAGTATTGTTAATGATGTAGAAACTAAGTTGCAGAAACAAAAAGAAAATTTAGCAACAATGATTGATAATGCTGACACAAGATTTGACCAGAGAAGAGATGCTCTTTATTCTGATACAGATAGAAAGATTAAAGAAGTAGAAGAAAGACTTAACACAAGGCTACAAAGAGCGTTAGACAATCCACTAGCAAACTAAGGAGATAATATGGGATATGGTAAAACACCTTATAAAAAACCTAGTAAAGGTAAAAAGAAAAAAAAGTAATGGCACTTACTAAACGACAATTAGCTACTCTAGATAAACACAAAGAACATCACAGCAAAAAACATATGCAAGAGATGAAAAGACTTATGAACAAAGGTTTAAGTTTTACTGAGTCGCATAGAGTGGCTATGAAAAATGTGGGTAAATAATTATGGACGACAAACTTAATCGTATGCAATTACAGCTAGACAAACATACTTCTCAAATAGGTAAATTGTTTAGCAAGATTGATGATACTAACTTATGTATACAAAAAATTAACACTTCTTTACTTCAGATTAAATGGGGTGTCTTTGGTGCATTTGCTTGGTATATCATAGGACAAGTAGGAATTCTAGAGGCAATGAGGTTAGCAATATGATAGCATTCTTAACTAATGTAGCACCAATAGCACTAGGCTTTGTAGCTAAGTTGTTTGCTCTTAAGAGCCAAGCAGCAGCAGAAAACCAAAAGTTAATGATACAGAACTTGCAGGCACGCAATGATTCTATCAATCAAGCTAGGGATAAAGCAGACAAAGAAAGTCCTATGGCTGCACTTAACAGACGAGTTATTATATTTGTCATACTAGCATTAATTATATTTACTCAGGTAGCACCTGTGTTCTTTAATGTGCCAACAGTAATACCTAATACTATAGAAGGGTTTAGTTTCTTTGGTATTCAATTTACACCAGATGTAATAGAGTATGTACAAATACAAGCAGGCTCAGTTTTAAAGATGGATGAAATCTTTGGATGGGCAACAATGATTATAGAGTTTTACTTTGGAGCTCAACTAGCAAAAGGAAAATAGATGACTTATAGAGAATTAATAAATCAAGTATTGGTAAGGCTAAGAGAAGACACAGTAGCTTCAGATTGGTCTGGTGCTATTAACGATAGCTCTACAGTTAACGACTACCAGAAAGTTATAGGCTCTTTAATTAACGATGCTAAGAGAAGTATAGAGTCTTACCACGATTGGTTGATTTTACGAGAGACAGTTAATGTTTCTACTGTAGCAGCTACAAAGAATTATAATTTATCTTCTGGTCAAGAGTTTAAAGTGTTAGATGTAACTAACAATTCTACTGGCAATACTTTGTCACCGGTGACACAACAATATCTAAACAGCATTAAGTATCCTACTGACCCTACAGGAGAACCTAATTATTATGGTTTTAACGGTGCTGATTCATCTAACAATCTTAAAGTAGATTTATCACCTATACCTACAGAAGCACAAACAATATCTTTTGATATAGTTAAGTATCAGGACACACTGACAGCAGCTACAACAGTAGTTAAAATACCTAGTCAGCCTATTATACTCGGTGCTTATGCTCGTGCAATTGCAGAGCGTGGTGAGGATGGTGGAACACAATCATCTATAGCTGCACAAGAAGCAGCAAGCTCTTTAGCACAAGCAGTTATGATAGATAGCGGTAACACTCAATATGAAAACGAATGGTTTGTACACACTAATTACCAATAATGGCTAAACAAATACAGTATCAATCTTTAACTAATATAGGTCTTAACGGATTAAACACACAAGCTAATCCTGCGTCATTAGACCCATCTTATTTAACTAAGGCAGAAAATGTTGTTATTAGAGAATCAGGTCGTATATCTCTACGCAAAGGTTTTAAACAAAAAGTAGCACCTAATGTTGCAGCTCCTAATGGAGTAGCTATAAAAAGTATTATAGAACATACTGATGGTGTAGTTAAAAAAACATTTGCTAGTTATGGTACAAGTATATACACTGTAGATTTTACATCGCCTGATGCTGCATTCCCTACTGGTAGTGCAGACACAAAACATACTGTTACTGGTACAGACGGTGACTGGCAGTTTTTAAACTTTAACGGTAGGCTTACTTGTCTACACGAAGACACAGTGCCACAAAGATATGATGGTTCACAAAGTTCAGGTTCTAAGTGGGCAGCTTTTGATAATGCTACTAGACCTCCTACTGTAACTTCAGGTGAATTTAAACCTAGTTGTGGTGTAGGATTTTATGGTCGTATGTGGGTAGGAGGTGTCGAAGAAGAGAAAGATGTCTTACATTATTCTGCTCTGTTAGACTCTGATGATTACACTACAAGTAGCGGTGGTGGTTCTTTTGATTTAAAGAAAGTTTGGGGTAAGGACGACATAATAGCTATTGCTCCTTTTTATGGACAGCTTGCAGTATTTGGTAAGAACAACATAGTAATTTATCAGAGCCCTGATGTTGTAGGGAGTATGAAACTTAATGAGGTTATACGAGGAGTAGGGTGTATATCTAGAGATTCAGTACAACACATTGGAGATGATTTAGTATTCTTATCTTCTACGGGACTTAGGTCACTAGCTCGTACAACAGAAAAAGACAAAGTACCTCTAACTGATTTATCCTTAAATGTTAAAGATACANTAATTAGAAACATNGGTCANAGTACAAAAGTTAAGTCTGCNTATATAGAGAATGAAGGAATATATGTAATGACTTTTACTGCTAGTAACATTACTTATGTCTTTGACTTTAAACATTTAACACCTAACGGTGCTCCTAGAATAACTACTTGGACATTTGATAGTGATAGAGAACCCGCTAGTCTAGCTTACACAGATACTTATGGTATGTTAGTAGGACAGAAAGATGGAAGCATTGCTACATACGAAGGTTACTATGATTCAGACTTAGCAGCAGACGGTTCTACATATAGTTATGCTTCTTATACTGGAGGCTTTGAGACTACTTGGGTAAACTTAGGTGAGTCTGTAGGAGCTTCTCTATTAAAAAGATTATTTATGGTTATAGAAGGTGGTTCTGGTGCTAACTTAGCTTTAAAATGGTACAAAGATTTTAGTGCTACTCCATCTAAAACTACATCTATAACTTTAAATCCTACTACTACAGGTTCAACAGCTTTGTGGGGAGCTAGTACATCTTTATATGGAAAATCTGGAGTTACTTATAAACCTGTATATGGACTAACAGAATATAGGACACCTCTTACAGGTTCAGCAAAAAATATAAAAATATCTATAGACATTCAAAGTAATGGCTACGATGCGTCTTTACAAGACTTAACACTTTTACATAAACAAGGGAAAATAAGATAATGGCAGACTATTCAAAAGTTATATCTTGGTCAGGTAAAGATGCTTTAGCTGACTCAAGTGCAGCAAAAATAATATCAGGAGCTGATTTTCATACTGAATTCACAGCAGTAGAAGCAGCAGTAAATACTAAAGCAAACATTAATGGTAGTGCTTCAGAAGCCTTTAGTGCTACAACTGCTACAGCAGGAACAAATACAACGCAAGTAGCAACAACTGCTTTTGTAACTACAGCATCTACAGTTGCGTCTTCTTCTAATGGTTATGGAACTAGAACAGTAAGCACAAGTAATGCTTCTGGTGGTTCTGATGGTGACATACATTACAAAGTATCTAGCTAATGAGTTTACACATTAAAGATAGTGGCACTTTTAAAGAACCTGTTAAGGTTGAAGTTAAAGATGGTGGTGCTTGGAAAGAAGTTATAACAGGCAGTATAAAAGATGGCGGTGCTTGGAAACCTTTTTATCAAAGAAAGTTTACTTATACAGTTTCAAGTAATGTAAATAAACTAGATTTAGATACTGTACTTTCTGCTGACAATAAATTAGGTGATGTAGATGTAGTTATTAACTCTGGTGTTTATGTTTATTCAGACTCTACAGGAACTCCTGCTTTACTTACTGGAAGTGGTGTTGCTGGTGTTCTTACTATNATTAACAATGGCTATATTTATGGTGCTGGAGGGNCAGGAGGTANTGGAGGTGGTTCTGCTGCAAATGGCTCGTCAGGTGGTAGTGGTGGAACAGCTTTAAAATTAGAAAAAAACATTACTTTAGACAATAATGGCTCAATCCTCGGTGGAGGCGGAGGCGGTGGAGGTGGCGGTGGTTCAACTGATGACCAAAGTTTTTCTGACCGTGACCACGCTGGTGGCGGTGGAGGCGGAGGAGGACAATCCTTTGGCTCTGGCGGTTCAAGAAACGCTGAATGTAGTGGCTCTGGATGTATACGACAATCTGGTAATGGCGGAGCAGGAACTTTAACTGGTGCTGGAGGTGGCGG